ACCTCGGCAACATCCGATCATCATATGATCAATTATGACTCATCCCGCGTGGAATTATGTAGCCAATGAAATCGCTCCATATTTCAAAAATTGAGTTTTCACAGTGGCCGCAATCTATAAAGCCGCGAGCGAAGCGAGCGGTAGGCATTTTCAGTTTGACCAAAATGCCTAGCAACGCAACAACCAACCGAGCCCGTGGGTGGTGCTTCACCCTGAACAACCCACCCCCAGAGATGATATCAGAGAGGCGAGTGGTTGTCCCTGGCCATGTCAGTGGACTTGACGCAGCCATTCCCACTGAACCCAATCTACCAGAACACAGACACTGTGACTACCGTGTGGGTCAACTGGAGAGAGGTGACAACGGCACCCTCCACATCCAAGGATACTACCATCACAGAGTGATGAAGTCCTTCAACCAGATGAAGAAACTGATTCCCAATGCGCATTGGGAGATTGCGAAGGGTTCACCCAAGCAGAACCGAGACTACTGTACCAAGGAGGACACCCGAGTTCCCGACACAAGACCCTTTGAAGAAGGTGAGTGTCCACATCAAGGCACACGCTTCGATCTGAGACAGTGTGCTGACGTACTGGCCAATGGTGGTTCTCTCCTTGATCTCCCTGGTGAGATGGTCATCAGGTACCACCGCGGTTTTAGCGCGTATCGTTCGCTGTTTCATAAGCGACGGCAGGAGGCGCCTACGGTCCTCTGGATCTACGGCCCTACAGGCAGTGGCAAGTCTCGATTCGCATCAACTCTACGCGATGAATGTTACTGGAAACCCCCTGGCAAATGGTTTGATGGTTACGACCAGGAGCCCCTTGTCATCCTCGATGACTACAGGTCCGAATGGGCCGAATGGGGCGTCTTTGGACAACTCCTCCGCCTCCTTGACCGCTACCCGCTCATGGTCGAGTACAAGGGAGGATCCGTCCAGTTCTGTAGTGAACTTATTGTCATCACGTGTGACCGCCCCCCGTCCGAACTGTGGTTCTCCCAGGGAGACATAGGACAGCTAACCCGGCGGATCAGTCACGTCATCCACGCTGTAGGCATGTGGCTCCCCGTGGAGCCGGCCGTGCATGAAAGTATAAAAAGGAGAGATAACATAGAATAAAATACAAATGCCAAATCCACACTTCCTTGAACCTCTTAACCAGGCCTTCAACAGAGCGGCCTACAGACTATTGAGACAAGCAGGCGGCGCGGCTACAGGCGCTGCAACTACTGCCCTTTACGAATACGCAAGATCTCGTGCACGACAGATGGCTTATGGAAAACGCAGTTACTCAAAGGGCAGAACCTCCTATGGTTCCAGATACAGACCCTCCTACAGGAAGAAGCGATACTCTCGCAAGAACCGCTCAAGTATGGACGGCGCAAGCGCCGTACCACCACCAAGTCAATCCGAAAGACCAAGACAACCAAGTACGACCTGTTGGCAAAGCAGGTGGTGCATACGTCATGGAGTGATGATACTAATCCAGGTACTGGTGACATGGGCGAGACTTTCTGGACTTCTTCCAATCCTCTCTTCGGCCTTAACACCCCACATGCACAAATCACAGGCCATTGCAGTTCGAGCGCTACTTCGTACGAAGTAGCGCTCGAACTGGAACAGTTAAATAAACCCGATTCGGATAACTAGTTGCCGAGCATAAGTATT